ATAGCAGCTGTTTTTTATTTCTTTAACTTCTCTAATTTCCCATTCGAACGAGCGCTATTTCTTTCCGCTACCATTACACTTCTTTTTTGATCGATATAATCAAGCAATGTTCTATATTCTTCCTCATATACTGATAATCGCTCCAACAGGCTCTCTTTCTCTGTTTGTAACGATTCAATTTGCTGTTGCAACACCACTAAAGAGTTTTCATCTTTATAATTTTGCAAGAAATCAATAACATCATTCAATGTAATTGACGTAGGTTCTAATACCTTCGTCTCTTTCACTTCATAATTTTCCACTTTACGCAGTTGCTTCGCTTCTTCAATACGTTCTTTGTATTGCTTTCTAACGTAAGAATTCCATCTAAAGCCACATGCTGCTGGTGTACGAGATAAATGTCTTCCCACTTCTTTAAAGGCAGATAATTGCGTTCCACCTTCTCGAATATGCCGGAGTACTACTTCTGCCAGAAGCAAATCTTCATCATCAGTCCAAGCATCTTGTCTTGTTGTCGCCATCTCTCTAGTCCTCCCTATGCATTTTTTATTAAACATATGCAGTTACTAGAAAAGATAGAATACAACAAATGAAGAATAAGACAAAAAAATAAACGTAGAAGATATCTTCTACGTTTATTTTCCCGCAATTACTTGCTGATTACTTCTTTACCTTTGTAAGTACCGCATGCTTTACATACACGGTGAGCTAATTTCGCTTCACCACAGCTTGGGCACTCTACCATACCAGGTACTGATAATTTGAAATGCGTACGACGCTTTCTTTTTACTGTTTTAGAAGTTCTTCTAAAAGGTACAGCCATTCTTCCCACCTCCTTAAAAGAAATAGTTATTTTCATATGAAGGCCTGAACCAGTCTTCCGATTATTTGTCAAAAAACTTTGCAAGTCCTGCCAATCTTGGATCAACAGGCTTTTCTTTGTCTTCTTCCGAAATCACTTGCCAGTCTTGACCTTGCGTCGGTGCTCCACCAGAAACATCATCACTGAAAATTTGCATTGGAATCTCCAAAAGTATATTTTCCTTGATTACGGGCAGTAAGTCAAGTACTTCTCCTTCTAAACAATGAATTTCAGCTTCAGTTTCAAATTCTTCTTGTGAAGTTTGGAACACCTCAGTTGTTTTAATGTCAAATGGTAATGTCACATCTACTAAAGAGCGAGAACATGGTAAAACCATGCTTCCAGTTATATGTAGATGGAACGTAAACTTACCGGAGCCAAAATCAACTCTTCCTGTTACGTGAACAGGATTAATTTCACGAATATCTTTCTCGACCTCTTTTAGCTCACTTACATCTACCATCTCATCCAATGTCAATCCTTTATTTCTCAATTTATTCAATTGATGGATGGACCATTTCATATCATATCACCTCAAGGCAACAAACAAAATTATAGCTAGCCATTTTATATTTGTCAATGTTTTTTCTTTACACCTCTAAAGATGCATTGTGTCCATTATGTGATAAAACGTGTATTCTTGTCCAGCTATATTTTCTATTTTAGACAAAATGGACATAAAGTAAATAATAAATGTGGTACAAGTTGTGGTCAATGTGGTCTACGTGGTCAGAAGAGAGTGGTCGTTTTATGCACCGCTCTCTTCTTATATATATGCCCATAATTAATTTTGTGATTAAAATTCTTCTATTACATAAACCTTTAAAAAAATATCATATTTAGCTGCTAACTCTTCCAGTTTCTTTTCTCTGTATTTGGTAACTGTAAAAAAATGAATGATTGGTACTTTTCCGTTATATTTATTTTTATAATACATAGTAAATTCTCCATACCTTTTCAGCTTCTCACTATTTACATTCATCATCTGCGTCCGATCTATTTCTACAGCATTTAAAATCCCTTCTTCATCTCGGAATTTAACATCTGGAATAATCGTCTTCTTTTTATCATCTATTTTATAACGTATAGGTGTTTCTATCTGCCAGTCGTCGGGACAAAACAGGTAGAGCCACGCTTCATTTCTCATAAGGCTGTGTGCTAATCGAATTGTCGGTACTATTTTTTCTGTATCATCGAATAGCGCGCGCCCTTTTTTATTTAAGTAATATACATATTCTTTTTTATACACGGTGTTATTAACAAATGCACTTAAATCCTTTAATATACGGTTTGCATTTCTTATACCACCTAAATCATGGATAGCCATTAAATGCCTACGTGTAGCAAATTTCAGCTTTCTAATCGAGGTCAGAATCATCATCTGACGATTCAATTTGATGTGTGTTTGTATGTTCATGTTTCTCCACCTCGTATTGTTTTAGTACATTCCACATCGTTTCATTAGAAATATAAGGCACTTGAATTTCTGTTAACCTATCCGTTTTAAACAAAGCGCGTCCAGGTATACTTTTAATCGATTCTAACCCACATTCATCTATAACCACTTGAGAAGCCGTTTGTGTCGGCAATCTAAATCCAAGCTTTGCATCTGAATTTTGTTTAACTTGTCGAGGTAATGTATCTCCAGTCGGGTATTGTGTACAAAAAATCAACCTGAAGCCAAGTGCCCCACCAATCCTTGCTATATAAGAAAGCATTCTCTGACAAGCCACTAATAATTTTTGCTGCTCTTTCCCCATACTTTTATCAGGACAAAGTTCAGCCCCTTCATCAACTATAATGAAATGGCGTTCTTTTATATTTGTTTCTACAACGTTTGTATAATGTCTTTCCTTCATATAGAACATTTTCTCTTCCATTTTCTCAAGGATGGTATTTAAAACTTGAAATGCTTGAATTGGCTTTTCTGCTATCGACTCAACTTGTTGTAAATTTTGATATGGTCCGAATTCTAAACCGCCTTTTAAATCAACGATATATAAATGGGTATGATCTGGTTGTGCTGTAATTAGAGATGTCATTACATTCTTTAAAAATACGGTTTTCCCCATACGTGTTAAACCACCTAAAGTCATGTGTGGTGTTTTATCAAAATCATGATAAATTGTTTCTTCTAGGCTTTGCCCTATAGGTACAAGCCATTTTCCTTGTTCAACTAATGTTTTTGACCATCCCCACTTGTTAGGTATATCTTTATGAAATACTCGAATACTTAATTTATAGTTATCATAATGAATCCGAACCGGTTTGTTTAACCCCTCACTTACAACATCCTCGACCTTCTGAATAATTTTACTCGGCATACCTACAGGTAATGTGTAAACATATGTTGTGCTACGATCATCATTAACCTGATTTTGAAACTTGGGATAATGTAGCTTATCTTCTTTTTTAATTGCGATTCCACTCACCTCAAAAAAGACTTGGATTTTCTTTTTATCATCATCTTTTCTTTTGAACTTATCACTTACTAATGCGTATGTTAATGCTGCCGTAGGAACCATTAGTAACTCTAACATAAACATTTCCCCCTTAGATATCCTATAAGGATATCATTGCACTCTTTTGGAATACTACAGGACAAGTATTTTCTTATAGTCTTCTTACTGTCATGACCTTCTACATTGCATTCCTTCATAGAAACATAACTAGAACATAACGTAGAAGGTATAAGAACGAGCCTGTGAGCGTTGTGTACAAAGTTATTCGTGGAAGCCAATGAGGAACACTCTTCCCCATTTTTTCTACTGTCTTCATTGCAACTACTGACAAACCTGTTGCCGTCCAAATAACTACCGCTTCCCCTACAAGTGTCATGATTATTCCTCCTCTTCCTTTTCACGAAAGGCAATACCTTTTCTTGTAAGGACCACATCATAACAATCCATTAGAATTTCCCAGTTTAAAACATCTTCTTCCTCACCATATAGATCTTCTTCTAATACCTGCGACAAACTGAAATATCCTTTATATTCTTTTCGATCATAAACTTCATGGTTTTTCATGTGATTTAAAATTGATTCCGTCTCTGCTCTCGATCTTGATTCATTGTACATTGACCTTAATTCTTTTGAAGGATGTAAATATGAAGTTGTGTTTAAGTGATTATACTGCCAACGCATTTAACCCTCTCCCCACTTGATGTCCTTAGTTCCACTTGGTGTTCCTTGTGGTCTTGATATAGGTATATGACTTAGAAGTATTTATATTGCCTGTCCATTTAAACTTTTCTAAATGTTCGTTGATTAAATTAAAGGAGGACACATTTCCATATGCGAATTGTATATAATTAAAGAGGTGATATTGTGCGATTAAAATGTAAACTTCGTGTTATTTTTGCTGAAAGAGAAATACGTCAAAAGGAATTTTCAAATCTTATTGGAATTAGTCAAACTACAATGAGCTCACTTGTTAATAACACGACGCTCCCTAGTTTTCTTACAGCTTACAAAATTGCAAAAGAATTAAAATTGCACATGGAAGAAATTTGGATAGAGGAGGATAATGAAAATGTATAAAAAACTTATAAGTCTTTGTGTTGGAAGTACCCTATTTTTAGGTCTAACAGCTTGTGATTCTTCCAAAGAAAATGAATCAAGTGAAAAAACAAACGTCAAATCTCAACAAGAAAATAAAAAAGATTTAACATCTCAGGATGAATTAAATAAGAAGATAAAGCAAGATGCTGAAGAAGTTAGTTTTGTTAAAGCAAATGGAGATCAATATGAAAAAGGAAAAAGGCTTAAAGCTACGGGAACGGTAGATTTATTACTTAAATCTTCAGTGCTACCTTCTTTTGTCATAAGTACAAATGAAAATGACGGAAAAGGTATGTACACTATTCAAATTGCCCAAAGTGGTGTGCAATCAAATGAAAATGAAATAACACTCAAAAGTGGATTGAAAATATCTAAAGGTGCAACAGTAACGATTTATGGTGCCTACGATGAAAAAGATAAAACAGGAATGCCTAAAATTAGCGCAACAGTAATTGAATAATAAAAAAAGCCGTCATTTGACGGCTCTTTTTTTGTTATTCAAACTATTCTTTTGTTTTATTTTTTAATGTACTCGTACCACCAGTTTCTTTCATCCATCCAAGCTGTAATCTTATCAAGCTCGCCATTAGGTAGTACTTCAGTTTGTAAGTAAGCTAAACCAGTTAATGGATCAGAGACAACCTTCCCTTTAGTTCCACGCTCATTCATAGCATTTACGACTTCCTGAACCAATGAAATACCAAAACCACCAGATTTAACGTATTGATAGCCAACATTTGAAACTGCTTGTTCTGGTCGTTCTTTTTCTGTAAACCAAGATAAAGGTTTACTTCCAATTAATTCATTCAAATCACATTTGCCGATACCAGGAACATTTCCTGTTTCAGTATATTGCCAAATATCGCATGGATATGCTGGTTTATTACCGCCATATCGTGGAATCCATACAAAATCAGCTTTTACATTCGCCATACCAAAAGGAGCGTACATATGATGGCCAACATATAAACCTACTTTTTTAGCTCCTAATCGGCGCAATTCATCGATAAACGCTTGTGTCCCTGCTCTCATATCATCCATTGTTTTTACTTCTACATCAGCCACCCAGACTGTTGCGCTCTTATCTCCACGGTTCCAGAAGTCACGAGCTTCTATACGCGCATCATTTTCAGAAACAAAACGACAGAATGCATAGTTACCAAAAGGGACACCATGTTGCTTCATAGCTTGTACATAACCTTTGTATAAAGGATCTACATAATTCGAACCATCTTGTACACGAGCAATAACAAAATCTAAGTATTGCTTTGCTACAGGCCAATTAATATTACCGTTCCATTTTGAAATATCTACAGTGTAACCCATTATTTATCGTCTCCTTCGCTATTTACATCATGATCAGACCAAATACCTAATGCAATACCAACTGACAGCAAATAAGGTGCTAATTCATCCAAAAAGCTCTTAGCTTCTGGAACACCAAACTTTGTAAACAAAAATCCAAGCAAAGAAAAAAACGCAACCCATGTTTTCCAGTTGCGGAATCGTTTTTTAATATTCTCTTTTGTCATAATTAATTTATCTCCTTTTCTAAAGTGTCAATGCGTTTGTGTGCTTGTTTAGAACTTTCCTCTACTCTTGTAATTCTTTCTCCAAATAAAATCATTTGTTTTTCACTTGCCTTTTGATCAATCCGAATATCATCAACTCCTTTCCTGATATACCCTAATTCTGCTCTCATTTCTGCACTTTCTTGTCCATCAGACTTTACAGACTTTGTTCTATTCAATGAATAGCCCAAATAGCTAACGGCAAGTGATAACACTGCAATAAGTAAACCAATTTCAATTGTCATTTCTTCACTCCTTTTTATGCTGCAAAGCAACTTGAATCCATTCCAAATATCTCAGCAATATCTTCTTCACTTCTGTCTTTCAAATAAGATTCAGTTGTAGAAATATCAGAATGGTTAGCCAGTGATTTTAATTTTTCTAGTGGAACACCTTGTACTTTCAAATTATCTAATCTGCTATGACGGAAACAATGAGGATTAATTTTAAATTCCTTCCCTTCTTTTTCGTACAGCATCTTAGCAAATATCTTGCACCAATAATTAAATACGCTCTTATTTAACGTTCTTCGTTCACCATTCTTATAAACTCTTACAAACAGATCTGGAATAGTATCTTTACCTCGTTGATTTATATATAAACGAATACATTTCTGTACTCGGGGATTATAATACAATCTGAATTTCTTACCTCGCTTACCACGTACTACATTCGTAAAATAACGTTCTGTTAGTTCTTCTTTTTGAACTTGGTAAACTTCATTCTTCCTTGCTGCACTGTAGTAAGAAAGTGCCAAATAAGTCGCTAATATATATTTTTCTTGTTTAAGCAATTCGTCGATTAACCACTCAATTTGTTCTTCACTAATAAAAGTAATTTCTCTGACTGGATTTTTAGGTAATCCGCGGACTCGTGAACCTACATTAAATTCATAATCATAGTCGTCATCATCCGCACAAAATTCTAATGTGGATCTTAACGCACTCATTAACCCATTTACACGAGCATTAGACATTTCCATCTCTTGAAAAATAATAGATAAATTCCGAATGTCTTTACGTGTTAGGTCAATAAGTTTTTTATTTTCGAAGTGTTGATGTATTAGAAACAAAATAATTCGTAAGTCCCAATGATATTGCTGTAAAGTGCTTGCCGCTTTTCCTTGTGCTTTCTTTTCGATTAGAAAATCTTTGACTAGGTTTTTATTTTCTTGGCTAACATGCTTTTCATAAATTACTTGGTCTACTATTCGCTTCACACTAATCATCTCCTCAAAATAAAAAGAGAAGCAAATTAATCAGCTTCTCTCATTCAAATAAACATATTTAATTATTTATTAAATTCATTTAATATTGAATATATCCCTCAAGGAAGGGGGTGCAAAACATGTCAGGTTCTTCAAAACCATCTGGACAACCTATCAAATTACCAGATAGTTCCGTAAAGAGACCAACCTTCGAGGCTCCTACTCCTCCCCCTCGCGATTAAATGGGATTTGTGGGTTTAAATGGTCTAACTCATTCACTATCATTCCAGATTTTACGTCTACATAACTTCGTTTGACTGGATATTGATAATACTCATGAGATTTTTTCCATTGCTCCGATTGGTCTAAAACAAGGGATCGTTCCGTCTCGTAAGGGCGGGACGTCCTTATTACTGCTCCATATATTTTTTCATCAGGTTTATCTATTTTATACATTTCTACAATTAGAGCCTGCTCTTCCTCTTTTTCTAAACTAATAAAAAACGCATCCCAAACACTGGTTTCCTCTGAAAGTACTGACACCTTACGTTGGACTCTCACTTTATTCACTAATTTTAAAACAACCATATTAAAGTATCTTCCCCACGCATACGCTGTTACAAAACTATAGAATACACTGAATAATACATAAAACAGTAAAAATGAAAGATTCATAGATAAAGCACTTATTTCATTAAGGTTTGTAATATAAATCTTAGGTGACGCAAATATAAAAACAGTTAAGTTATATGTTGCAAACGTTAATCCTGTAATAGGAACCCATAATAACGCAACAAGCCCCAGCATTTCAGTGGGAGTATGTTTCACAGTTGGATTCAATCCAAATAATTGTAACCAAAAATATGCTAAAATTCCTGGTAAAGAAAATATAATTATTGAAATAAACTGTTCCATATATTCACCTCATATATTTCATAAACTTCATAAATCGGATATTCTACTTCTATATTAAAGAAAAGGAGAGATGATGTCTCTCTTTTTCTCATCAAAGCCGTATTTTATTGAATTCTATCGTTCTCGTTTGTATTCAATCCATGCATTATTAAATACCTTTATCGTCACATCAATAAATGGTCTTAGAAAATAACCAATACCTATACCGATAATCAAATTCATATTTTTCAGCCCTCCAAGTTAAAAATAAAAAAGCCTGCTGCTGCACGCTTGTCTTTTCAATCTTTATTTTATTTATCCTAAATAAGCCGTTACTACGTTATCTACGATTAAATCAGCTCTGCCGTTGTCAGTTAGGTATTTATCAATACGCTCCTTGTACACTTTCATTTTGATAATAATAAACGTATACGTAAAAGCTCCATCGATAACACGTTGTGCCATGTATTCAGCCATTAGTTACTACCTCCTTCTAGTGTTTCTGGAGTATTAGAAATGATGAGATCATCAATCGCCGATTGCATAAGTATCAAACGTTTCTTTAACTCTGCTAATTCATCTGGAGTTGGATTTTGTATAATCATTTCATCCATCGCTTGCTGCATTAATTCCTGTTGCTTCTTAATTTTTTCTAATTCGGATGGTTCTGGTGGTTGTGGTTCTTCTGGCTTAGGTTCAACCGTTTTCACCCATTTACCATCCTTGAATATTGGAGCGTAAATTAAATCTGGGCAAATTTCTAAAGTACAGTTTTCAGGGATATCGGGTTCAAAACCTATAACAACATCTTCCTCGTATGGTACTTTAATAGGTTTATATTCCACGCTACGCATTACACAATCAGGACATTCGTATTTACTGATTGGTTCTTCCGCATTCTCTTGATCTGGCTCGTACGTACCGTCCACAATTGATTGATGTAACGCGCATAATTTCTCATCCGTTACGATTCCCTTTTGTTCTTCTCGGTAGAATGTTTGCTTCTCGTAAATCGGTTTCTCTTCAAGGGGAATCATTTCAGTGAATTTCCCGTTTTCGTCATAGCAATAGCCGTAGTATTTAGCCATTTAGATTCCTCCTTAGTTAACTACGTAAGTTTCTGAAATATACATATTCTTACCAGACGCGTCTATACGAATTCCACCATCGGGTTGTATCATCATATAGACGGGAGTGCCGTCCTCAGATAACACGTACCTATAAAAGTTATCTATCGGTCGCATATCTACTGGTAGAGTTGCTACTATATTTCCAGTAGAACCAACATTTCGAGTTACAGCTAAGTTCACAGTAACTGTATTTCCTCTACGAGTTGCCACGTTAGGGTATCCGATTGGATTAATGGCAGTAGCATCCGCCGTCAAGACTAAATTAGCACGTCCGTCTTTTGCCATCTTGATAGTGCCATCACCTTTAAACTCAATTCCTTTAGCCCAGTCCCACACACCACTATCGGGTGTAGTCTCAGGGGCAAAAAGTAAACTATCGCTATTAGGATGATGAAGCACCCACGCTCTCTTTCCTGAGTCTGACTTGTATACATTAGAGAAGGCATTCGTATAAGTAATTGTACCAGCCATCGATCCACCATTTCTAGAAAGGAGGTTGTCTGCTTGTACGATTGTTTCGCCGGTCTTGCTGTTAACGAACCACAAATACTTATTAGCAGGGGAATTCCAAGCGAAGTAATTTCCATCACCATCTATGGCTTGAGCAACTATAGATTTTCCTTCTCTCGTATGGAATTGTAACTCTTGGTTATTAAGGAATCTTAGCCAACCATCCATCGTACCGCCTGTTTTTTTAACTAGGTTTGTCCCTCCATTTACAATAAAGTTATCTGGTCTAAATTCAATTTGTTTATTCCAATCCCAATCACTACCATCAGCTAGTCTAGGAGCAATTATGAAACTATCTTGTGCCGAATTTCGATAGAACAGCCAATCTCGTTTACCTGTCTCGCCTTTAAACCTTAATAAGCTATTGCTATTCAATTCGAGAGGACCTGTCATCATACCGCCTGTTTTCGGTAATGCTCCCTGTGCTAATTCCCCTGCTGCAATAATTCCGTTAATATCTACACCTTCAAGTTTCTTCCCTGCTTCAATCGCTTTTTGAATTACTGGGAATTCATTTGTGGACTCGACTGCTTCATCGCTTGCCAACGAATCATTTACTATAAAAAAGAACTTTTGTGTATCAATGATTCTATCCTCTTCCTCAATATGGATCTGTGCGATTACAGTACCAACTGAAGTCAAAGTTTGAGTCTTTAATACGATTTGATATTTACCTTTCATTGCATTAATCGGTTGACAATCGTTTTGGAATACACGAGTTCCATCCGGCTTTTTAAATGACATCCGTACCGATTTTGCTTGGCTTAAATCAATTTCCGCACCTTTATTTGTTATTGTGACTAATAATTTAGCGGAGTTTCTATCATTTTGAGAAAAGCGGTTGGAATAAGTTGTAGATGTATCATTCACTAAATCCACGTTAATTTCATAGGTCTTAAATGTCATAGAATCACTCCTTTATGCAAAATAAAAAAGACCAGCCTTTGCTGCTCCCATCTGTTTTAATTAATTAAATTTTTTATTCAGGTACTGTCTGTTGTTTTTCTTGTGAAGCTTGTGTTATTCTGTCAAGACAAGTTTTACAGATTTCTTGGTTACCAACACTCGTAGTGTTAGTGTTAGTACCACAAATGCTACAAAATTTCTCAGCAGTCCTAATAAAAAGATTAGAAGTATCAGAAAATAATTCCACCTTTGAATTAGGCTTAATGCCTGCTGTGTGTAACATGTCTAATGGAACTTTAATTGTTCCATCTTCACCAACTTTTCCTAAGATACCTAAAAATTGACTCATTTAATTTCCTCCTTTCTGTTATGCCGAAGTAGATACAAATACCCATGCTCTTCCATCGTGTAGATAAGCTCCAAATCCTCTATAACCATGACCTACCCATAGAACACCTTGTTGAGATAAAGGGGTTTTTCCGAACGAGTTGAATACTATACCCGATGTTGAAACTGGGCATGTAAAGTTAGCTCTATTAGCTGTAAACCAAATACCATCTTGAGCCGTGACACCAATATTACCTGAATTTGTTAAACGAATATTACTTTCAGCACCGTTGTAATCTACATAACGGTAGTAAACACCGTCACCATCTTTATAGATACTTCCAAGGTTTCTACCAGTTCCGTCACCTTCACCAAGAATGATATATGGGTTACGCGTTTTGCTTTTCCGTTCGTTCTCAAAGCCTATTACCATTTTGTCTGAACCTTGGTTTACAAAACGTAGTACTTGGTTTTCCATATGCAAATATTCGTTTGTATTACTCGTTTTAATGGTCATACCCATTAACAAACCAGCCATTAACCACTCAGCTTTTACTTTGCCGACTAGATCAATTAGTTCTGACTTTATAAGTACGCTTTGTGGATTTATATTTAATTCAGAAGCGATGTCGTTTTTTCCAACCTTCGCCTTTATTTCTCTTGCATTCACTTCTAATGCGGATGATAATTTTTCCATCCGTGCATTAACTGCCTGTGCATTTAAAGCGATGGAATAATCGGTTTTTTCAAGGCTTGTTTTCATAGCAATTAATCTATCGTTAAAACCACTAGATGTATCTTCTAGTTGTTGTTCAAGTAGTTTCAGTGCCTCATTACTTGCTTTATCCCACAAAGAGTTACGGATTTTATTGTATAATTTTTGCATTTCTTCTCTCGTATCAATGACTTCTATATAATCACCAAATACATATTTGTTCGAAGAGGGATTTGTGAAGGATTCATCTCCACCTATTGCCCTAGCCACAAGGTATAATTTCGGTGTAAACCCTGTATCTTTAATCCGTATAATGTCACCTTCCGTGATTTCCTCGTGCTTCAATCCGAATACTTTATCGATGGCAAGTGCATCGACTTCGTACTGAACAGAAGAATTCACGCGCTTCTTTAACTCCATTTTCATAAGTGTCATTAGGCGTTCCGGTGTCATATTTTGTTCTTCAGTTTCTGGTGTATAAAAACCAAACTTATGCTGACCATTCTCGTTCCACCGTTGAAATGCTTCGTGATCAATAATATAAGGAAAACCGCCGTTAATACTCTCTACTGTAATTAATTTTTCTTCTTCTCCTCTTACAAATCCAACAAGAGCTGTACAAATATTTTGAGAGTTTTCTCTTCGTACAATACCGTTTAAATCTTTGCCTAATGTAACCTCTTTACCAGTATCCCTGCCTCGACTTTTTACCATATCTACATAGCGTGCCACGATTCGGGAACCAACAACTTCAGCTCGGTAAACAATTTCTAAATCAAAAAGTGAAGCGATGTCTTTAAGAAATTTAAGCGGGTCAATAAACTCATCAATAGTCATAGTGTGGAAACCAGCGTATTCCGTAACTCCACGCTTCCACCTTGTCCCGGCAAGCGCCATATCGATAAATTCATTCACAGTCTTGCTCTGAATTTTTTGGGGTTTAATAATCCCTTCCTTTTTCAACAACACCCATTCTCCTGAAGCATATACAGTCAATGAGCGACCATCAGAGCTTTTTTGAGTATCATCTATAACATAGGGTACGATACGTCCGTCCCTTACTTCTTTTAAAACTAAATTTTGCTGCATCAGTGTAGCTGCGTGATCTATTCCATCAAAGACAGTGAAATCAAGCATATCAATGTTATTTTTAATTTCCCAATGCCTTTTATCATCCCAATAATCTTTTGATTGAATCGCTGAGACAACCTGATTGGTTTTAAAATCAACAACATGAAGTGTTCCGCTTGGTCCTCTCATCGATATCTCTCCCTGAAACTAATTTTCGCTGTGACATCTGGCGGCATAATATCAATTCGATTATGTCCTCTTATAATAGTGGGGAACTCACTAAATATATCTTTAATATTAATAGCATTTTTCCCATTAATTGTAACTAGGCTTCTTTCTGTATCAATTACAACTTTGTCCCCGGTATCTACTAAATATGGCTTGCTTCCATCAGACACCTTATTAATCTTCCAAACCTTCAAATCATCAATTCTCATTAAGTTAGTAGGATCACTAGTCCCCCATCGTTGAATACCAATAGCTATTTGGGCAACCCTTCTACCTGTTACTGTCATTGGATTCTTTTCATCGTCTGTAAAGAATTCAACTGCCTTATAATCGTCTATCTCTGTTCCGTCTCTGAACCTGGCAAAGTAAACAGACCATCTCTTCCCGCGGCGAGCGATTGCCATACGACCGTAGAAATCATTGAAAGCTGTATTACCACTACCTCCAGAGTCAAATAACTTTCTTGTATTATTCGGTTGCGAAACGTCTCCAATGCGGGCAAAAGCGCGTGTTTGTTTAGCTGTCCAATAAAGATCATTCATGTTGACATCGGCTACTATATCGCCTTGTTCATCCAACAAGAACATACTAACTCGTCCCATTTCCCAGTAATTCTTAGCTATCAGAGTGACAAATACTTCAGCCTTAAAATCAGTAAGAGGACCGCCAGGTATCGACCGTTTCCATATAGGTCCTGTGAGTTCTGAATTCTTTTGATCTCCCCATTCACCAACTTCAAATGCGAATTTACCCTCATTAACTTTAAATCTACCAGTACTTTTCATATTTCCAATTTGTCCAGCGTCAGTCCAACCAACGATATTATTCATTTCGTTCCATAGGACACGTTCATCTTCTTGTACAGGATTATCATTGATAGACAAAGTAGATCCGATACGGAAATAATCACGACCGTTAGGATATTCACCGAACCATACATCTAAAAAAGTGCTTGGTTTTTTTACCGTAATTTCAATTATTGGAGGTGCTTCCACACTTCCTTTATTCTCTACGTATGCTGTTGTTTCAGTGGACCAGTTTTGAACAAATTCACTTGTTTTAGTGGCACCCAACTTGTATGGCATTGGGCAAAGAAAACTAATAACACCTCTCCCTTTATTAACTATCTCATCCAAATCTAAAGCTCCATCAATAAAAGCTAAGTACGTGCGATCTAATTCATCATCAAATATTAGTTCGGCTGGTGTTTCAGTATACAGCCAGTCAGCCAAGTCTTCTTTTAATCTTTGTAAATCAGCAATATCTTTTTTAGAACTAATAAAAATAGGAACATCGATACGACGTTCCTCAGTTTCTGTATTAATAAAATAAGCCCCTGGACGATGAGGGACTTTTAAAAGTTTTCGTTTAATCGGAGCCCATGTTGGACGTTTTCTTCCTACAAGCATTTGCACATAATCTTTTCTAACATTATTAAATGTAAAGCTTAGTTTCCCCACGTTGCCACCACCTTTAAAATTGAGATTTGCGTTTTTTATCACGTTCTTGCAAATTTGTCGTATACATATAAGTTCCACCTGCTAATTCTTTCCCGTCTAGAACATTAGTCATATTCAATGTGAGATTTAATTCTTTTTCTTCAGCTTGTCTATTCGGGAATATTCTTTTTGAAGTAGATGGTTTACTATCATAAGTATTAAACTGTGTATAATCTGCAAAGCCACTCACTAAACCATTTGGAACACTATATTGAGTAGTTCGGAATCCAAAATCAAATACGGATGGCATATTACCCATCTGTTTCTTGACGGTTCCAACTACATTCTTTGCTGCATCCACAACAAATCGTTTCCCCTTATCCATACCAACTCCAACACCTTCTGGAACTGCGCTACCGACTGGAATCATCACTTTAGATGGACTGTTAATTTCTAGTGCTCCGGAAATAGTTTTTTTAATATCGTTTGCAATTCCAGCAGCCTTACTAAATAGACCTCCTGAGGCATCATCTATTCCTTTTCCAAGCCCTTCTATAATTGATTTACCAATAGATCGTAAATTGATAGAACGGAAGAACTTTTCGACTGTATTCCATTTTTCTTCAATATCACTCTTTATTTCTTTCATTTTATCGACGACAGCTTTTTTCTTTTCTTCAAATTTTCTTGAAACTGTATTTTTTATTTCCTCTACCTTATTACTAGCTGAATTTTTCATATCTTCATATTTATTGGTAACATCCGACCACATTTCTTTCATTTTTCGGACAACATCATCTTTCATAACTTGATATTTCGATTTTACTTGGCCCGTTTCCCAATCTACCTGATTAGCATGTTCACCTGCTTGAGATTTTGCTTCACTTACAATTTCTCGATGTTTATCTTTTGCTGTAGAAACTGTACTGTCATACTGACGTTTAGCTTCCGCAATAATTGCATTAGCTTCTTCAGCTGTGATGGTTTTATTTTCATCCCTTTGTCGAATAGCTTCAGCAATTTTATCGTCACGTGTTTTCTTAGCATCTGCTATAACTTTATCTCTAGTATCGGCACTATTCTTAACAACTTCTGCCGCTTGTCTAGCTGAAATTTCACTAGCTTGCACACGCATATTTTCAAGAATAACCTTTTGTTCCATTTGGTTTTTAGACATATGTTCAACTGCAACTCTGTCCATTTCATCTTGTAATGCTTGCAAAGAGATACGTTCAGATGTTGTTAATTCTCTATTTTCTCTAGCTGCTGTTTGTAAAATTTCTTTAATTTTATTTTCCTTTTCTTGTGTTTTTAACTTTTCCTGTTCATAGTGCTGATTCAATTGTTCTATTCGCTTGTTTTCTTCTTCCGCCGTTAAAACATATGAATCAGCAAAAAACTTTTTGAGTCCTTCAATTTCTTTTTGTTGTCTCGCATTGGTTTTTTCAATGATTGTATTAGCTAGTTTGTCATATTGACCAATCAACTTCTGCGACTGTTCTTCTGTTATTACTTCATGATTCAATCTAATTTCAGTTAACTTTTGTCTAATACCATCAGACAGCTTGAAATACTCACCAAGAACCTTCTTTGTCGAGGAGCTTACTTTCCCTTCTGTATTTGTAGCAAAGCGATCTACTGAAGCAATACTGTCTTCAGTTGCTTTTTGATAACCCTTATACGCTAAGACACCAACACCAACGGCGGCGGCTACCACACCTAAAGCAATTGCTACTGGTCCTAACGCTGCGGCCAACAATCCTGCTACTCCACCTGCTATCCCTAAGGATGTTGCTAATGTACCCAATGCAACTCCTAAAGAACCGATTCCTGACACCACCATTCCAACTGCTGCTAGAACTACACCAATAACTGTTGCAATAGCCGTTAAAGCAAGAACAATCCCCCCTGTAATTGCAATAGCCTTTTGTACGGGCCCAGGTAACGCATTAAATCCATCCACAAGTTTCTGTAATCCAGCAACAAAAACACTAACCACAGGAGCTAGTGCATCACCAATTGTTTTTTTCATTGTAGAAAATGCTGAATCTAGTAATGTAAGACGTCCCTTTAACGTATCAATCTTTGTGGCTGCAACATCAGCCGCTGTAACTTTAGACATGGAATCCCACATTTCGTTGACACCTTTAGCGCCTTCTTTAAACAAGATAGTTGCGCCACGTACAGCATCAGAACCAAATAACGTTTCTAACGCCATACTTCGTTGTTGATCCGTTAAATCTTTCATAGACTCATGAAGTGTCCCTGAAATATTTTCTAGACTTTGAATATGCCCCTGTTGATCGTAGAACTTTGATGATAAAAATGCTGAACTTGTTGCTAATTCACGGAATGTTGTATCACATTTATCATTCCATTTCGTTACGCCTTCCGTTTTCATTACATATTTTTCTAAAGCTACCTCTATATCCCCTACATTTCTAGAGGCTGGTTGTATACCGTTTTTAACTAAAAAATCAAATCCAGCCTGAGCATTATATGTGATTAAACCTAAATCCTTCATCTTGTTGTACGCTTCTTTAGTTGATGGATTTAATCTCATAAGCATTGTTTTTAATGAAGTACCTGCATCAGAACCTTTTAAACCATTTTGCGCAAATACAGCTAGCGTTGTAGCTGTGTCTTTAAAAGTCATCCCAGCTCCTGCTGCTACTGCTGATGATGCCGCTAAACCATATTTCAACTCACGCACATCTGTTGCTGATGCATTTGCTGCACCTGATAATATGTTTGCTGCATCCGCTACCGAAAGATGATCAGCTTTAAAAGCATTTAAGGCTGTAGATGCAATTTCAGCCGCCTCGCCTAATTCTAGCTCTCCTGCTGTAGCCAAGTTCAGGGCACCTTCTAAACCGCCATTAATAATATCTGTTAAACTAACTCCAGCTTTTATTAATTCCTCTATACCTTGTCCCGCTTGAACACTGGAATATTTCGTTGTTTCACCCATATTAACGGCCAGTTCACTTAACTTTTTCATTTCTTCGCCAGTAGAACCAGATACCGCTTTAATGTTGGCCATCTGTTGTTCGAAGTTCATTGATTCAGTAACCGCTGCTTTTAAACCACGTCCTATAGCGTAGGTCATTCCACCAAACACCATACCAATTTGCATTCCTGCATTTTGCAAATGATTCCCCAGTGTTTCCATACGGTTCCCGAAATTAAGAAGACGATTACCTTGTTGTTCTAATTCATGATTTGACTGACGTAATTCAGTTTCAAATCGATTAAGTTCAGCGGTAGCCCGATGAATTTGTTCTGCGTAACGTTGTGCTGATTGACTAGCTTCTCCTTCTTCAGTTTTAGCGCGATTGTAAGCTGACTGAAGTTCCCTCATTTTCTCCTTTTGCTTATCTACCATACGGGATAGGACATCTATTTTTGCTCGCGTCTGTTCAGTTGCATTGGTATATCCATGCATTCCTGTTGTAACAGCTTGGAATTCAGCTTGTAAAGATTTCAATGCATTATTTAATTTATCCAGTGCCGTTTGTTGCGCCTGACGATTCACTTGTTTTAGCTCATTCTCGAATCTATTTAAATCAGCAACTGCTTTATTAACTTGCGAAGCATATCGTTGAGTTGCTGCATCATTTTCACCTAATTTAGCCTTATTTTGATCATAGGCTTGTCGTAATGCTTTAACTTTCTCTTTTTGCGCATCGATGAGCCTACTGAGTGTGTTCATTTTTGCTTGTGTTTGTTGACTAGCATTTGCGAATCCACCCATTCCTGTACTAATAGCCTTCAGCTCATTCTGCAATGTCCTTACTGCACGTCCCGAGTTGGTTATGCCTTGACGGAAATTCACATTATCAAGGGAAAGTCTAACTACTAAATTATTCATTTCATTTGCCAATGTCTCACCCCTTTGTTAGATAATGTTTTCTGCTGGAACTTCAATTTCATTTGAACTTTGACTTTCCCCATTTGAGTTACCTTGTTCACGATACTTTTGATTCAATCTTAAATAATGCCAAATATCCATTTCGTTATCGATATGATGATGTTTATATCCCTGACGTAATAAAGAGAGGTAAAGCTCGTCCATAAATTCACTGAACGTTAGCCCACCTCCCTCTACGCGTTTGGGTTTTCTGCTTCTCCAGATACAGGATTTCCACCAGCCGCTTCCACAGTTTCATTTATAATTGCATTGATTACATCTGAAGTTGTAGATAAGAATTTGCGGGCATCCACACCATCCCAATATTGATCTAATGTAAATTGACCATCATAAACTTTCACCACGAATTGCACCATTTTATCCATATCTTCTGGACCAGGATTGTTTGGGATTTCAGCAAGCTCAGGAGCCTGACGGATAAGGCGAGCCGGAATAAATTCTGGCATATTAAAAGTTTGTTTTTCTTTATTAATCATTAAAGTTAATTTCATAATTTTTCCCTCCTAAATTTAATAAAAAAGAGAGAGCTTTTGCTCCCTCATCTTACTTAACTGCTGTTTTTTCATATACCTTACTAAACCAAGTATCTCCTACAGTTTTTGTAAATGTAGGTTCATCAGCATCTGCTGTAAATTTTGGTCTATCATCAAAATCACGTTCAATGAATGAACCTTTAAGTTTTGTAGTTTGGAAGTTTGGTTTATCTTTCTTAGTTTCAGCTTCTTCTTCCTCTTGTGAAAGCTTCCCTTTGAGTAACCAAACATAACGATATTTACCATTAGCTTTTAAAAAGCGATAGCCAATTGCTAAATATGGCTTTTCTCCCAAGCGTTTCTCATCTAAAACGCCATCTTTAACTTCTGGATATCCTTCGATATCGGCTTTAGTGGATAGTGAAAGTCCCCTAACTTCAATTTCAACTTCAACTTCACCATCAGATTCAGCAATTTCTGATTTCTTGTTATCGCTCCACATAATCTCAGAAGCTACTTTTTTAGATGTTTTAACCTTTACAGCACCCTCCATCTTCTTTACTGTATCGTAATTAACACCAGTTGCATCATCTTTCAACAGTTTTGCGTAAACAAGATTATCGACACCGACAGTCGAACTAATTGTAATAATTTCTCCAGCCATCTATAATTCCACTCCTTTCGCGAATCGCATCGCGTAATGAAAAATTTGTGTATCATCTTCATATAAATCAGCAACCTTATAGCGTGAGAAACCAATACTTTTCATGACTTCATTCACTTTTTGATGGATTGCTGTTGTACTACCTTTTGACCAAATATCAATTTGGAAAGTAATTTCACTTTCACTTTCTTCATTATCTGCAAATCTATCTGGCCTATTATCTAATTCAAAGAATGTAATCCGCGGAAACTCTTCAGCATTTTTAGCTTTACGATAATAAACGCGTTTTCCACCTAATAAAGAAACAAGCTCCTGATTATTTTCAAGAGCTTGCAAAATTTCAGGGCGTAAATTCATCATAAATTTAACCTCATTTCATTCTTCAAAATGTCTGTCATAGCGCGAATTGCTGCTTCTTTTGAAGAATTAAAGCCCGGTTCTATAAATGGTTGAGCTGGCATTTTAGATGTTCCCCATTCTATGAACTTTCCATAGAAATATGGGGAACGATCCGCTTTATCTATCCCAATCTTGATAGTTTTTACGCCGCCTTCCATTTTTGCTTTTGTAACTCGTATATTATCAGCTAAATGTTGACCTGTACGCCACGGTTCGCTTTTTGTTGCCCTTTTAGGACTATCACTTCTTGGTGCTATTTCTGAAATAGCTTTTCGAATAGGCTCACCACCAGCTGCAAGAGCTTTATCTTCAATTTCCTCTCCACGTAACCCCATTTGATTTAATTCAGTAACTAAACGATCAAAACCTAACAAATCTACACCATCAGCCATTCATTCCACCACGCTTCCACATGATTGATAACGTGTGTTTTTCAGTTGGAATAACCGAAAGAATGTCATAAATCGTATTCTTATACTTAATTTTCATGTTAGCATTCACATCTGTGCGAAATCGGATTTCTGTTTCACCCTGCACTTCACTGTTAGCTGCGGCTGCTTCAAAGTATTTTCTTCCCTTTAAAAAAATAAAAGAGCCCCATACAGTAAAAGAATCCTTATATCCTTCTATTGGATCACCGTCTGTGTTCTTTGCATCCTCGTCTATTACTTGGAATGTAAGACGTTTATCTAATTTGCCTGGATTCATGTGGAATCACCTACACTATATTGCAACTGAATTAATATTGACTGTAAGCTAAATGATAGTTTTCCAGTCTTGCCAACCGGCTCACGATTTTCATACCAATGAGCAATTAAAATACGAGCTGCCAATTTAGCAAGCTCGTCATTCAAATTCACATCTTTACTTGTTGAGTTTTTAATATATTGTTCAGCTGCTGTTATTAAGGATGTAATGAGCATGTCCTCCTCATTCCCATCCACACGAAGATACTCTTTAGCCTCCTCTAATTTCAGTACCAAGGAGGACACCTCCTACTCTATTAAGCTCCTGTTTTAGGTGCAACCGTAATTTGTCCATATACAACCGCTTCTGTATCCCATAATGTAACGTCTTCACGTTCAATCGCACGGAATTCAGAAGTGTTTGTTCTCCAAGCGTTGCCACCTTCTTTTGTCATGTCAATGGATAATTGCTTTCTATCCCAAAGAACAATTGCTTCTTTTAGATCACCAACAATGAATGGCGCTTTTCCATCCTTATCTGTAGCAATCGTTTTATTTGATAAGACAATAACTGGCTTACCAGCAAACAATTTACGAGTTGGGTTTGTTGGATCTGGTTGAAGTAATGGTCGACCATTCTTATCTTCTAGTTGATCTAAGTAATTGAATCCATCTTGGTTTGTAATAATGTTAGCTGATGCTGCAAAGATTGGATCAAGCGTAACGTTTAGTGTTGTTTTAAGTCCGTTATAATCCTTTAAATCAACTTTTGTCAGCTTCTCGACTTCTTGTAAAATCAGATAGTTTCGAGTTGCAATTGATTTTTTCGCAATCCATTGACGTAGATAACTTTCTAGAGCTTGATCTGTATCATCTAATAAATCATTTGGTACTGGTAAAAATCCAGCGTAATCTTCAATAGCGTAGGATAAACGATCAAATTGTGGTGAAGCAATTTCTTGCATCGCATTTGGTTTCCCATACTCGGATAATGGAGCAAATGGTGTAGACGCTGCGCGCTTTTCTAATGTACGGGCCCCTTTATTTGTTGAAACAGGTTGTACATTTACATACTGTTCTAAGCTATCAACCGTTTGTTTTAACTGATTAATAGTTGTTGTAATATCTTCCGGAACAATATAACCGCCATCTTGACCTGTATTCTCAGATAATGCTGCTTTATATTCCTGCATAACGCTTGCTTCTTCATGAGTTAGATTTTGACCACGAATAGCTTTCATAAATACTTCTTTGTATGATGGATTTTCATTTTTAATTGAATCTGGAACCAATGCTCCTGTTTGTGAATTTACAGGATCAGGAACTTGAATTTGTTTCATCGCTAGATAGTTAGCTAGTTCATTTTTCGCGTTCTTCGCTTCCTCAATTTTAGCTTTTGCATCTTCATATTTACCACTGTTGTTAAACTCTTCAGCCTTAGCTTTTAAATCAGCAACTTTTTGACGTAATTCTTGTTCATGTTTATCCATTCGGTATTTCCTCCTTGTATTGGCACAAAAAATAGACCTATAGTTCTAACAGGTCTAGTGCATTTTGGATTTTTAATTGTTCATTATTATCCTTCTTTGGAATAGAAGGAGATTTTGCTACTACTTTACTAGGTGTTTTTTGGTATTTATCAAAGTAATCACTCATACATGCTGCAACTTCTTTTGCTTCCACAACTTCAATATTGAAGTATTTTTCAGCTTCCTCACCACTTAACCAGGTCTCGGCG